GCCATCTGCGCAAGGGCGTCCACGCGGCCGGCCTGTTCCTGCTGCTCGCGCAGGACCTCGGCCTTGAATTCAAGGAGGGAAGCGTTCGCCAGTTCCAGCCCTTTGATGCGGCCTTTGTAGTGCGCCAGTTCCTCCCCTTCCAGTTCGCCGGCCTCAAGGCGCGCCCGCACGTCATCGCCCAGTTTCTTCACCTCAGCGAGCAGGCGTTCCTCGAAACGTTTGACGCACGCGGTGGCGCCGCGGCGCTGTTCCAGGGCGCGCCGCGCGTCGGCCATCGCCACCTTGATGCCCTCGCCCACCGACGCGATGCCTTGGGCGATGTGTTCCGTTTTCGCGTCCATTCCTCACCTCTGCTTCCGTCATGAACGTACCGCATGAACGTCACGGCGTTGCCGTGCTACCACTGGAGGGAAACGATCACGTCGCCGGTTTTCACACCTCCAGGGAAATCGAACTTCAGGTCGCCGTTTGCAGGCGTGTCGCCCGCATATACGTCGTTATTCGTACTCGCGTTGCCGCCGTAGAGCAGGCGGCCGTTGAGGAAGATCACCGTGTCCACGCCGGAAGGCGTGTTCATGTCGATGCTGTGCGGGCTGGCGATACTCTGGCCGGCGCCGCCGGGCACGTTCACGTCCCGCCCGTAATTCGACCCCAGCACAGAAACGCCGACGCTGACGTTGCCGCTGTTGATGGCGTGCAGGATGGCCGCGGAGATGCTCGCGTGCGGGCCGCCCGGTAGCGCAGAGATGGCGCCGGCCGTCGCGTCGTCCAGCGGGAGCGCGGTTTCGCGGCTCGTGGTGAAGCGAATTTCCGCCACGCTTTCCAGAAGGATGTCCCCGCTCGTGGCCGTCTTGAGGATCAGGTTCCCGCCGGTGCGCAACACTTGCCCCAGGGCGCCGCCGATTTCCACGCCGTTGAAGGTCGCCTTGAACGTTCCGCCATCCGTGTCGCCGTTGATATCCAGGCCGCCGGCGACGTTCAGTTCCACGATGTCGCCCGTGGCCAGGGCGCGCACGCGCAGGATTTTCGTCGTGCCCGCCTGATCGGAAACGATGAACTCCTTCGTATCCGTAAGGCGCCAGTCCACGTCGGTATTGTCCACGTTCACCACGCTTCCGCCGTCGTATGCGGAATCGAGGGAAACCACGCCCGCGGTAGGGTCGGCGAAGAGGGTTTCGGGGAGGAACGCCTGCTCGCTCATGCTGTTCAGGTCGTCGCGGAAAATGTACGAGTAATTGATGGTTTTCCCGCCCATGAGATTGAAATCGACCAGCACGAGGTCGTCGTGCGTCGAGTTCGGTTTCACGAACGAGATTTGCCCCCGGTCATTTCCTGCCGCTTGGAAGGGGTTCCCATCCGTTGCAAGGTTTCCCACCTGCAACAGTCCCCACACGCGGTCGGCGCCGTCGAGAATCGGCGCGCCCGTTGTGCCGTCGATGATGGCGCAAAGGTTCTTCGGGTTGAGCGCGTTCGCCCCGGCCACCTCGGTCATCGCGCCCACGCCGACCGCGCCGGCCAACTGCGCGGAAACCGCGCCCTTCGTCGTGGCGTTGATTGCGATGTTCTCGCTCGGGTATTCGCCAGCGCCCAGCACGACGAACGCCTGCGCGGTTCCCGTTCCCACCACGCTGACGTCGACGATTTTCTGCGCACGCTTGAGGATGAGTTTGTTTTCCAGTTTCGCACGGGCCGCGAGCGTGGCCATGTCCTCGTCCGGCGTGTCGTACCAGTTCGTCTTCCCCAGCATATTCTTCAGCATCGACATGACGCTGTTGAATGAATCCGAACCGTCAACGGCGCCCGTTTCCAGGGTTGGGCCGGTGCCTTTCGTGTCATCGAACGGCGGGACCTTCAACTGATCTTGATCGATTCGCGTTACCATTCCTCACCTCAAAGCAATTCGGCCCGAATAACCCACGCCCCATCCCGCGGATGAACCTTGGGCGGATACGCGAAGGTTATCGTGTTGGGCGCCGTGTACGTGTAGTCGTTGCTCTCCTCGAGAAGCACGCCGTTACAAAAAAGGCGAACCACCTCATCAAAGGGGTTCGCCGTGGTGAATACCGTCCGCGTCCCGTTCACCTGTGCCGTCAGGTACTCGATGACGGGTTTCTGTACCGTAAAGTCGACGGTCAGCATGAGCGCCTCCGCTGCCCGTCAACTGTTACCGCAACGGGCGCCCGTAAATCCGCAACTGATACGAGCCGGTGCCGCCATTCGGCTTGATGGCCACCACCACCTTGCGCCGATCCGCGGCGGCCGCCTCCTCCGAAAGGTACTCGATGCCCAGCGGGAACTTCTCGTCGTAGGGCGCCGCCTGCGCCGTTTTGCTGAGCACCACCTCGAGGCCGGTGCCGCCGGCTTTCGTGCGGATTTCGAGGTCGAAATTCGCAGCGGTGCCGCCGTCCTGAATCAGCGTGATGTGCTTCAGCAGGGCGACCACCGTGGTCTCGTCGCCGCGTTCCCAGGGCAGCGCCACTTCCTTCCAGACGCCGACAGGCAACGGGACGCCGGGAGTTCCGAACTCCCCGCTCTCCGCGCGCGCAAGGATCACGCGCAGGGCGTCCCGCGCGTGCAACCGTTGGAGTTCCTGCAACCCCTGCTCGTATTCTTCCCATGCTTCGGGCATCACACACCTGCTTCCCTGTTCACTTGTCCTTCGAGTGCCCCAGGGCCTTCAGCGAACGCATAACGGAATCGAACCGCTGCGCCTCGCTGTTCGGGAACCGGGCGATCAGTTCGTCCACCTTGCCGTCAGGGTCGGTGAACGTGAACACGCCGAAGGAGTTCTTTCCGTTGCGAACGACCTTCAGCAGCCTGATCCCGTGTTCCTCGCCCTTGAGCGAAACCCAGGCGGCCAGCGCGATGTCCTTCGTTTCCCAGGCCGCGGCCATGCTGCCCTCCGTTGTTAGAAGGGCGACTTCTTTCCGCCGCTTTCGGCCTTGCCCCCGCCCTTGCCCGCGGCCGGTTCCTCGGCCTCGGGTTCGGATTCGTCGTCGGCCGGCGTTTCGTCCTTCGCCTTGCGGCCGCGCTTGCCTTTCGGCTTGGGCGCGCCGTCGGGCGCCGGCGTCATCTTGTCCTCGGTGACGGTCTGCGCGCCGGCGATGGCCTCGGAGATCTTCCGCTCGGGGTTCTGCGCCTCGTATTCCGCACGGGCGAGCGCCTCGGCGTCCTCCCGCGTGGAAACGTCGAACACGGGCTTCGAATCCGGATTGTCGGGGAACGTGAGAACGCCTTCCAGCGCCTCCGCGATGTGGTCCTCGACCTCGTACCACCCGCGCTCCACCTCGAACCGGAAGCCCCGGTACACGTACCGGCGCACCAACTGGCCCCGCCGCTTGTCATAGGGGCGGATTCTGACGAATTTCATCGTCCAGCCTCCACAAGTTTCAGACTTGAACGTTCACGAACTGCCCAACGCCCAGGCAACGCCCGGCCGTTACAGGCCCTTGATGGTCAGGATGTCGACCCCGGTGCCGTTCACGGTGCCGGTCGTGAAGGTGAGGACCGCGTTCAGCGTTCCGCCCGTCACGTTCAGCACTGCGGAGGCGCCCACCGTCTCGGAGTAGATCTCCACGGCGGGACCGGCCACGGTCGCGGCGCGCGCGTGCTTCAGCCCCCGCGTGGGATGGCTCAGCACGGCCGCCACCTCGGCAGGCGTTGCCGCCGCCGGGTTGGCGAAATCCGCGTCCTCGAACGTCACGACCTGCGCCAGCCCGCCCACGGTGACCTCCAGCGTGCCGCCGCCGGCGAGGTTGAAGGGTCCGTTCGCGCTCTTGCGCGTGGCCGGGGTCGAAATGGCGGCCGCGATTGCGGCGGCCCGCAGGTCCTCCGCGATGTCGCGCAGCACGTCGACCAAGGCGGGCACGCCGCCGGAGTCCTGCGGCGTCAGGTTCGCGCCGCCCGCGCCGAAATCGGTCTTGATGGTGCTCATTCGCACACCTCGTCAAATTGCGGTCCCAGTTGCAGCGGCGCGGGCACCGCACCCGCACCGGTCGGCCGTGGCCAGAGTGTGAGAAACGAGAGCGGCCTCACGGCGCGGCACCACGCCACGGCCGGCGGTTCATGGTTCCACGCCAGGGCGGGCCGCTGCTGCCCCCGCCTACTTCGAGAAGACGAGGAGTTCCACGTCCAGCGCCGCGAGGTTCGTGCCGTTGGCCACCTCGGCGCCGGTGGAAACGAGGAACACCTTGACCTTGTCGTTGGCGCGGTCGTACTGGATGCCCCAGTCGTTGCCCACCTGCACGGCGGGCATCACGCCCAGGACCTCCTTCGCGCCCGGCCCCAGCACGGTCGCGAGGCCCAGCGGGTATCCGCCGGTCGCGGCCGGGTACGAGGTGTCGCCCTGAAGGCGAACGCGCTCGACGAACGTGGGCGCCGCGGGCTGCTTCCCCGCGGAAGTCTGAAGGGTCACGGTTGCGGCCATGTCTTTGCCTCCTGTTCAGCCGTAGAAACAGAGCGCCGGCGCGCACGGCCCGCACGCCGGCGCCGCTCTTTCGGATCATGCGTCCAGTTTCACGCGGTGCCCCCCCCCCCCGTGGCCGGTTGTTAGCCGACCTTGAGGTTCTGCACCTTGACCACCGCGGGCTCGAACGCGAACTTGACGTCCATGCGCAGCGAGACCACGATGATCAGTTCGCCGGCCACGATGTCCTTGTCGGTTTCCCACTCGATCTGTCGCCAGAAGCCGACGTTGATGTTCTTGGGATCGAGCAGGAGCATCTCGGTGTAGTTCGTGAACGGCCCCAGGTTTTCGGGGAACACCGGCACGCCCAGCATCGGGATGCCGGAGTACGTGGCGGGCACGCCCTCCAGCAGGAACCGGTCGCCCACGGCCGTCGCCCGGTCGGCCAGCGAATCCCGATAGTCGGTTTCGCTGTCGAACGAGGTGAGGAACCGCATGGCCCGGCGATCCCGCAGGTGCTCCGTGGGCATGGCCTTCACGCTCGCCTTGAGGATCGTCTTGGTCGTGGTGCTGCCGGCGGCGTTCACGAGGTTGGACGTGGCCTGCTTCCGGATGCCGTCCAGTTGCGCCAGAAACGGGTCGGCGCTCGCGGTGTCCCCGTTGGCCACGAGTTCGTCGATGTCCCGCGCCACGGCCTTGCCGGCGGCGTCCATGATGGAGTCCTGGAAGTTCTCGCTCTCGATGTTGTCCTCGAGCACTTCCTTGTTCAGCCGAATTTCCCCCTTGAACAATTTGACGCTGAGCGTCGCCTTGTAGAGGTTCGGCTTGGAACGGTCGGCCTCCGGCAGCGCGGTGGCCTCCTGCCCCGGCCGGAGGATCCGGTTCTGGAACCGGAACAGGTCGATGCGCTGTTCGCGGCTCTTCATCGGAACCACCGTCGCCACGGGCAGGATGACGGCGTTCTTCACGGCCACCTGAAGGAACCGCTTCGCGGCCGCTTCGGGGAGGATGCCGCCGTCGGTCAGAAGGTCGTTGATCTTGAGATCGGCCTTCGCCAGGATGGAACGGTTGGAAACTCCCATGTCTCACTCCTTGTAACAGTGGCGCAGAAGCGCCGGTTCACACGAACGAAACGGCACCCTACTCCGCGTCCGCGGGTTCGGGTTCGATCTCGGCCGCGAGGTCGTTGCCCCACTCCACGCCGGCGTTTTTCTGCACCTTGCCGGGTTCGGTCTCGCCGGTTCCGCCGGCGTCCTCGAGCGCGTTCGAGGGCTTCGGCGTGCCGATCACCTGGGCGATGGCGTCGGCGTTTTTCTTCACGGATTCGGCGATGCCGTCCAGCCGCTTGAGGAGTTCCGCGTTCGCGTTGTCCTGCGCGGGCGGTTCGGCTTTCACCACCACGGGCTCGTCTCCCACGACCTGCTTCACGATGTTCTCGATGGCGTTGAAGTGCTCGTGCAGCGCGGCCAGGATCCCCTCGGATTTCGCGCTGGGCGCCGGGTACTTCTGGAGGGTTTCCTCCATCGCCGCCGCGGCCTTGCCGATGGCGTCGGCGATCTCGGCCGGCATGGGCGATGCCGTCTGCGCCTCCGTCACCGGTGCCTTTTCCACCGCGCCCATCGCGCTCATGAGCACCTCGGTCGCCTCGCGCACCCGTTCCGCCACCGCGTCGCGCACCGGCGCGGGCAGGGTGAGCGCCGCCGTCTGCTTCGCCAGTTCGAGCGCCGTTTCGTTCCCCACGGCCTCGACCTCGGGCGCGGCGTCCGCGGCCTTGTCGGTTTCCTCCGCTTCGCCCTCCCCCGCTTCCCCGGCCGCCTTGGGCGCCGGGTACTTCTGGAGCACGCCCTTGACCATGGTCAGGATCGAGCGCATCTCCCGGTACACGGGGTCCGGCAGGGGCGCCGACATCTTGTCCTGCGTCACGGTGGCCACGCGAAGCGCGTTGTTCACCGACATCAGGCGTTCCACCGCCTCGCGCAGAACCTTCTTGACGGCGTCCTTCACACCCTGGGGAATCTCGCCGGCCTTTTCGGTGGCGTCGCGTTTCATCACGTTCACCACCTCCGCGACCTCGCCCACCTTCCAGCCCATGCTTTCCAGTTGGGAAAGTTTCGCGCGCAGGTCCTTGAGGTCCATGCTGGGCGCGTTCTGCGCGATGTCGGAAGCCAGTTTCCCGATGGCTTCCATCTTTTCGCTCAGAAGGGCCGCGTGGGCTTCGGCCATCTTGCCCACGGTTTCCGCGCCCGCGTCGCCGGCCGCATCGTCCGCGTTGTCCCCTGCCGTGGCGGAAGCATCGGAGCCTTCGTTGCCGGGATCGCCGGCGGCGGTGTCCGGTTCCGCGGGCGCGCCCCCTTCGTCCTTGGCCGTTGGGGTTGCGCCGGATTCCACGTCCGCTTCCGGCACCTGCACGGTCGCGCTGTCCTCGGGCGGCGCGGTCGTGAGGCCTTCTCCCTGTACGTTCGCTCCCATATCTTCCTCCCTCTTGAATAACAGAAACCGCTTTTGATTCGCGGGCCGGTCGACGAGATCCACCGACTCGACGATCATGTCCCGCAACCGGAACTTCTGCTCCTTCTTTCCGTCAGCCATGAACCGCCCGCCCTCCTTGAACGTTCACCGCGAACGTTACGCGGCCTCCGGTTTCTTTTCCTTCTCCCTGATGGCGCTGCCGCCGATTGAGAACCCGGTCAACTTTCCTGATTTTACAGCGGCCCACAGGCCATCGTCAATCACCCGCGCAACCATCAGCCACGTTCCCGCTTTCACGGGCTGACCCTCGACCTCCATGTCACAAGGTGCGATGTAGGATTCGAGGATCCGAATTCGCCCGTCCATCCGGTACCGGTGCATGAGCCCCAGGTGCCGGAATTCTTCCATGTACCGATGTGCAGCCTGCCGGATTTCCTCCGCGGAGTAAATGTCATTCTGCGCGTCTTTCGTTTCCGGCTCGAGCACGATGCCGTAAACGATGCGCTCCTCGGCAGCCTTGAAGATGGGAATTTCGCGGGAAAGGATCTTTTCGACCGAACGTTTCACTTCGTGCTCGAACGCAAGGCGAATCACCTCGGGGACGGTATTCGGGCGGCGTTGAACGCGCGCCTCTACGACCGGCGTGAACCAGTGCACCGTCTGTTTTTCGCCTGCGAGGTCTATGAGCAACTCCGTGACCTCCACCTGCAAAACGTCGCCGACATTCGCTTGAACGTTCGTCGCAAACGTTTTGCCGATAGGTACGTAATTTCGATTTCCGATTCTAACGGTGGCCCGGTACCTGTCAACGTCTTTTTCGTCCACGGGTCCGACAGCCGCTTGATAGACGAACGTTCGCGACGGCGCCTTTTGCTGGGGCGACGGCTTTTTCTTTATGACTTCGTAAACGCGCGCGTACACGGTGCGCGGCAGTTTCAACTTCGACCACGAACTCGTAAACCGGCCCAGCGAGTAGGTCGATTCGCCCAGTTTGAACATCGCTCCTTCGCTACCGGAAAACCCCGCGGCCCACTTGATGAGTTCCGGCAACTGTTCCACGCTTCGCGCGGTTCGCGCCGGCGTGAGTTCGATGTGCTTCGCCGCAGCCTTCTTGACGAACGCTTCCAGTGCCGGGCGCGCCTCCTTGCGCGGCACGTCGGTCCAGTTCTTTCCGTTGCCGTAGATGAGGCGGTGCGCCTTGAACCGCACGCCCGAATCCTCTTGAGGATCAACCGGCCCCGTGAACCGCGAAAGCGTGCGCCGCGGCAGCGCCTCATCTCCGTCAAAATCGAGCAACTCTGCGTCGAGAATAAACGGGCCGACCTTCTTTCCCAGGGCCGCCAATTCGCGCGCCACGCCGGGCAGCACGTGCGAACGGTCATCCTGCGAATCCTCGAAGTAGATGAGAACCTTGTCGCCGTCGGATTCCAGAATGGCCCTCAACCCGTTCCACTTGGGCTCCACATCGAGCCCGCTTTTCACGTATTCGGGCGTCGGCCAATCGCGCAGGAATTCCTCGGGATCGAAGTATCCCTTGCGCGGTTTCATGGGCGCGAACAGCGCAAGCGGACGCAGTTGCGAACGGTCCACGTCGGCGCTCTTTTTATCGGGGTCCCAAACTTGAACGCCGCCTCGCGTGGGAACCGCGCCAAGTTTCTCACTCTTTGGCGGCACCGCCTCGTCCTCGTGTGAGAATTCCCAAAGGTTCGAGCCACGTTCCTCGGCGGCCAGCACGCGCGTCCCCTTCAGCGGGCCGCTCGTGAAACGAACCCGCACGAAACCCGCCGCCTCCTCTTCGACATCGGCCTTGCCGGTTCCCACCGCGTACACGCTGCTCGGCGTATCTTTCGTGTCGTTGAAACGGGAACCCGGCGCCTGATCGCCCTTGAGGCTCAGCAGCGCCTTGTCGCGCGTGAACGCGGAAGGCGCCTTCACCGCGGAAATCCGCTTCTCGCCCGACGCAGGATCGGTCAGCAGTTTCCAGGCGCGAACGCCTGCGGCCCCAGGTTCGTCGAACGCCAGCCACCAGAAGACGCGGGAGAACCCCTCGCGCACCTGAACAGGCCCGCGGAATGACTGCCGGGAAAGCGCGTACTCCACAACGCGCTTCGCAACGCACGCCTTCGAGCGCACGCGATGGACCTCCACGGGTTCGCCCTGTTCGCCGGCGATGAACATCTTCGTCCGCACGAGGCGGAACTTGCCGTCCACAATGCGCACGGTCGAGTCCGTGAAAATGTCCGCTTCCTCCAGCGCGTCGCGCGTTTGCTTCGCGTGGCTCCGCTTTTCCCAGTACCGGAACTCCTGCGGCACGTCACGCTCGAGGCTTTGCGGAATCCATGACCAACCGGCAGGCGGCATCGTGCCGCGTTCGGCGGTGCGAGGTTTCAGCACGGAAGGCAACATGGACTTCGCGGCCGCGAACTTCCAGAACGTTTCCCCGGCCGGCGTCACTTTTCCTTCCTCTTCCTCGCGAACCGTACCGGGAGGCGTCTCGCCGACCAGTTGCCGGAAAAACCAGATGCCGTCCCGCAGTTTGGAATCCGTGATGAAGTATTCGTGGAACCGCGGGGACTGCTGCCCGAATTCCACCTTCGGCCGGTCTATTTCGAGCCACACGGCCGGGAAGTTTCGCGTGGCGCCAACGCTGCCCGGCTCGAACGTTTCGTCGGAAACGTTGAGCCACACTTTCGGCTGTCGCATCTTCGGCGTTGCGAACAGCCCGCCGGGCGCCACGAACCCCTTGAGGTATCTGTTGCCCTCGTCGGCCTTGTAACCCGCAGCGATCTTCCTCGCCTGCGCGACCGTGGTCACGGGTTCCTTGATGGCGCCCGGTTTCTGCACGGCGATGGTCCAGCCGACGAGGTGGCCGTTCATGGAAATCCGGAAATCGAGATGGACGGAACGGCCGCGGAAGTGCAACTGCACGACCGCTTCGCGCGGCCCAGGCTTGGCCGGCATATCCTGCATCGGGTCATCTTGTTTCTCACACTCTTCCCGCATTTCCTTGATGGCGAATTCGGGAAGTGTCTCGAAGCACAGGTGCCCGAGGTTGACGTTATTCGTGAACGGGCCGCCGTATTCGTCGTCGAGGAACTGCACCCGCTGCGAGAGTTCCGGCCCCAGCATCCGGCCAAGGCGGAACTTCAGAACGTGCCGCGTGTTCTCGTCCAGCGGCCCCTTGATGAGAATGTCGATATCGTTGTCCGTGAAGCCACGGTTCGCGATGCCGCCAACGATGGAGATGGCGTCCTGCCGCCACCGGAACGGCTTGACCTTTTCGAGCACTTCGTAAAGGCAAATCCGACGGCCTCCCTGTTCGCCCGAGGGATGCGTCGGCGCAAGTTTCCCCGCCTGTTCGGACGCGGCCTTGCCCTCGATCAAAACGGAACGGCCGCACTCTGGACAACGCCCTTCCTCGGACTCGCCCTCGTAGCCGCACCACGGGCACAGACAGGCGACGCCCTTCTCCGTCACAGGCGCCATCGCCGCGCCACACTCAGGGCACGCGACGTCGGCGCACGGCTTGCCGCGTTCGTGTTCGATGCGCACGCCGCACGCCGTGCAAACGCACTCGGAAACGCCGCCGTCCTGCTGGGCCTCACCGCCCACGCCCATCCCCTCCCCGCGCGCCTTGCGCCGCGGTTTCCTCCCCTGCCCAGGCCGGCACGCCTTGAACGCATCGGCGTCCAGGTCCTTCGCCTCGCTGTCGATTTCCGCCTTGGGTTCCACCACCGCGCCGCCATCGCGAAGCGCGCGCACGACAAAGAGGTAGGCGTTCACCACGTCCTCGCGGGAAACGCCCTCGTACGTCGTGGCCTCCTTACCGGCGAAGGCGATCTCATGGAACCCGCGGAGCAGTTCCAGCAGGCGCGCCAGTTCATCGTCGTCCATTTCGGCAAGGGCCGGCGACGTGGCGATGGCGATGGCCTGCTGTGCCATCTGCACCGGATCGAGCGCGTTCAGGAGGCCCACCACCTCGAACACGGGCTCCCCGCCATGCGAAAGACCCACGCGCAGCGCCAACGCGGCGGCCTGCGCCTGCCGTTCCGCCACGTGCGCGCCGGCTTCCTCGTACGCTGCGTCAGCGGAATCCGCGCGCAGTTCGATGATGCGCCACGGCGCACGCTCGGCCGGCAGCACGACGGCGAAAATCTGCCGGGCGTCGTCGGCGAGTTTGTCGAATTCCACCACCTCCCGAACGTACCCGTCAGCGGTCACAGCGAACGGGCTCGGCGGCCGGTTCTCGTCCTTGGTCGCGGGTTCCACCTTGCCGCCGCTCACATCAACGTCGGAAGCGTAACGGCGCCCAGGCACGGGCGCCGACATGCGGATGGGTTTGTCGAAGGCGGTGATTAGCGTGAAGGGATGGTACCAGATGACCTTCTCGCGCTGGAATTCGCGCCGCGTGAACTCGTCGACGCCGGCGAGTACGGCTTTCGGAACCGTGCCGATCCCGTCGAACCTGCGCCCCTCTTGCAGCGTGACGATTCCGTAGGCGAAAGGTTCGTCGCCGGGTTTGTTCAGTTCATTGACGAGCACCTGCTCCACGCCCACACGGCCGGCCCGCGCGATGCGGGAGAACAGGCCGGAGGAACCGCCGGCCTTGAGGCGTGCAACGTTGAACCCTGGGGAGGGCATCTTGAGGCCGGGATACTTTTTCTTCTCGAGGCCATGCGCTGCCGGGTTCGGGATGCCGAATTCCTGCACGAACCCCTTCGCCTCCTCGTCCAGCCCGGTCAGCCGCGGAATCGCGTCGTCAACGCTTTCCAGTTCAGCGAGGGCGTCTGATACCTGCTGTGCCGCCATCTTGCCGTCAGCGGCCTCCAGGGCGCCCACAACGCGCCGTCCAAGGCGCACCACCGCCTTGATGCCCTCCGAAACCGTGCCCTCGCCCGTTGCCGCTGGCGAACCGCCGCCCACGAGCCGCAACAGCCGCCGCACCACGGCCGGCGCGCCCCGAACCATGCTGACGAGTTCGGCCGGTTTTGTGAGAAACCGCAGCGTACTCTTCGCCCAGCGGTCCATCACCGGCGCGAGGTTGCGCAGGGCTGCGCGCATTTCCTCCACCGCCGCGCCCTCCGCTTTCGCGATGTCAAACAGCAGCACAACGTCGCCGGCCAGTTTCACGTCCCGGACGAGCATCTGCTGCCCGGCCGGCTGTTCGATTTCCAACGGCTTCGCGAACAGTGAAACCTTGACCACCTTGTACGCGAAGAACTCCCGCTTCCCGGCCCAAAACTTCTTCCGCTGCGCGGCGCTGATGCCGTGTTCGGTCTCGAGGGCTGCGAACTCCTTGAGGGTGATTTTCCGCGGCGTTGAAAGTGTGAGAATCCCCAGCGCCTTGTCGCCGGCGATGAGGAACAGCGGCCGGCCGCCGATCTTGAACGGGCGCGTCTTGATGACGATTGTCTTTTCGCCCCGCGCGACCTTGGCCGCGAACGACGGCGTCAACACGATGCCGTCCTTGGGCAGTTTCGGGTCGACGCCAACCGACAACGGTTTCGCGCCGCCCTGGGTCTCGAGGTCTTGCGTTGTGAGATCAGGCATATCTTCCTCAGGATACCGTATCGGGGTCCAGTTCGTACCGTTCTTCCATGACGGCCGGCGGTTCGCCAACCCAACTCCACTCCCAACCCGCCCACGATGAAAGGCGAGAGATGGCGTCGATCTTTCCCATGAATGGCGGCGGGATCGGTGGGAACGGCCCAACTGAAATCGCCCGATCTTCCTTTTCGAGTTCTTTCGCGATTTCCTCCATTTCCGTCAACGCGCTACGCGCGCCTTCGCGCAGTTTCAAGGTTCCACTGCCGTCCCAAGGCTTCGCATCGTCCGGCCACGTGAACGAAAACTCCGCTCGCCTGTTTTCTTTTCGCAGAATGAAACGCGCTTCGCTCACCACGCCCCCAGGACAGCAGATTCGGCCCAGCCGAAAAACGATGAAAGGATATCAGGTTGCAGGTCGATGATCTTCGCAAGGTCCCAATCGTAACCCGCGGCCAGCGCCGCCGGGTCCTGAAGGAGACGTTCGCTCAGCATGGAAACGAACTCGGAATTTCCGTTTTTCGAGTACACCTTGCTCGTATAGGGGTCGAGCCCCTCGAACTTGTCGCGGACATACTTTTCGTGTGCGTCATAGTTGACGCCCGTGTCTCGCCCAAGGGAACGGATCCGCTCGCCCTTGGCCTTGCGCGAATCACGAAACCGCGTCCAGAACCCGTCCTTCTCCGGTAGCGTTGCGCCGCTACGCGTTGACGCGAGCGTCTCTGCGCCGTGCCCGAATTCATGCGTCAGCGCGTTCGTTCCGAAATAGCGGATATATCCGTTCGCGTGTTTGTAGTGCGCGCGCGCTGCGATCTTTTCCACGCGCTGAAGGTGTCCCTCCACCTTGTCGGCCAGCGGCCCCCATGCGTTATAGATACGCCCAAGCGCGGCTCGGTCCGCAACGCTGGGCCGCGTTGTGGAATCAAGAAGGTTCCCCTGGAACAGTTTGTCATCCATTCGCCGAAGGAACGTTTCCCTGAAGCCCTCGTGCTGCGCAGCGGTGCGCCCTGTGACGCGCCGCGAGGTAGCCTGAAACCGCGAGGCCATCTCGGACATCACTTCGCGCTCGGCCGCACGTCTTGCCGCCGGTTCCATTCCGCTCGCGGCCAGTTCCTTCCACCGCACGGTCAGGTCGCCGATGACTTTTTCGCCACGCGCACGGAAGCCTTCCTGCATCGCGGCCGCCTTCTGCAAGGCGCCACGCGGGGCGCCTTTCACCTTGCTCGCGGCGTCCATCCAGCCCGGCCGGAACTCCATTGATTCAGCGAACGCGGCCAACCCCTCGAAATCCTTCGGACGCCGCGGGACCTTGGCCGGCGCAGCGATGGGCGCCGTAACCGGCGGCGCAACCGTCACGGGTTCAACGCGCTCCTCGGTTTCGGGGACGATGTTCGTGCGGCAAAACTGATGATAAGGCGGCGGCCCCACGCCCTGCTTCTGCAAGTCGCCATCCTTCATCGCGTTCGTGTACGTGCCCTTCGCATCAACGCGGCCAACGCCCGAACGTTCAATCGAAGCCACGCGCACCGATCCGCCTCCCGGCTGCATCATTCGCAGTTCCGGACCGCGTTCGGTTTGGTACGTGTTGATGAAGGGGTTGAACTCTTTGATGAGGTTGGGATCCTCTGCGCTTTCCGCCTGCGCCTTGCCCAGCATTTCGATTGACTGCTGCACGTCGAAGATCTTGCCGTCGAGAAACCGACACGTGTCCGTTGTTTTCTCGTCCAGCATGGCGACGATCATGTACTTCACAATCTTCGCCGTCTGGTATGAGGTAAGCGCGGAAACCGCGCGCTCCCGTGCGACGAAATGATTGGAGCAGAAGTCCCAGTAACTCGGCTTCCGCATATCGCCGAACGTTGCGCGCAGGGCAAGGGAAATGTCATCGCGCCCCAGGCCATCCTCCAGCCCACGCGCAACGATGCCCCGCGCCTGTTCCGAAAACCCCTCGGCAATTCTCCCCTCGCGGTCGCGGATGAAGTGGACCATGTTCTGCCGCAGCCCAGCCGAGGCCACCGTATCCGCCCGCGTGAACGTTGGCGCCACGCCCAGCCCGTAACGGTCTATCGCGGAAACCTTGCCCGCTTGCAGCAGCGGGTCTTCCCACGATTTGAGAACCGCGGCCTCGGCGCCCGTGATCTTTCCGCCCAGCGTACGCGTCAGGTTTCTCACATCGGCCATCGCCTCGCGGCGTTCAGCCGCGGAAAGGCCCGGCCAGTTTTTATCCAGGGCGCGACGAAAGCGAGCGTCAAAGGCGCGCAGTTCCTTCGCCTCTGCGGACCGCATGGAAAGGGCGACCTCGATGACGGCCTGCGCGAACCCCTCCTCCGTTGTGAGATCCCACCGACTCTTCGCCTTGGCCGTCGAACGGCTTGGAAGTGTGAGAAACTCCTCCAGCGCCGCCCAGGCGGGCAGCGGGTCGAAGTTGTCATAGGCCGCTGCGGTGACGGCGTCAATCGTTTCGATCAAGGAGGGCACCGTACACGTGTCCGGCAGGCCCGCCCTTGATGAGTTCGGAGAGCACACCCCGCACCTCGAGCAAACGCTTGGCGACTTTCGGAACGTCGACGGGCGTCCCAGGTTCGCCCAGCCCCAGGGTTCCGCGCAGTTCCGCGACCTTTGACTGCTCGAGCGTTTGCCCGTTCTGCGCTGCGATCTTCTGCTCGCCCAGCACAACGCGCAGCGGCTTCTTCGTCCAGTCTTCGTCAAGGCGCGGGAAATCGCGGTTGAAAATATCGCCCGCCAATTCACGCCCCTCACCCGGAGTCAGAACGCCAACCTTCACGAGTTCGCGCACGAGTTCCATCAGCGAAAGCGGGTCGCGCGTAACCGGCGCACGGCTTCGGAATTCGACGAACCTGAACCCAAGGTCGGGCATCACGGTCCGATTGATCATGGCGTCGAACCTGTCGCGTTCCGGCTGGAACACCTGCTCCTCGGCCAACGCCTTCGCCACCTCCGCGGTGGCCCGGTTGAAATCGCGCGTGTCTCCCCGCAGCAGCCGCGGCAGGCGAAAACTCTCGCCCACCTTGTCGCGGTTCCGTTCGTCGTATTCTTGGAAAAGCGCGTCCTTCAACTGTTCCGCCGTGAGGCGTTCCACCTTGAAGCGCGGTTGCCCGGTCCATGACACGCCACGCTTACGCGCGTCCTCCTGCGACTCGCCCTCAAGGATCGCGATTTTCCAGAACTTTTGAGTATCGCCCTTCACCTCTTGCATGAAATCCGTCAGCCGGTCCACCGCCGCCTCGGCGAGCGTTCCGTTCTCGACGAAAATGATCATCGGCGGGATGGCTTTGTTCTGGAAGTAAAAGTAATTCACCTCCTCCGAAAGCCTCGAACCGCGAACGGATAGCAGGTTGCCCACGTACCGCGGCAGCCCGTACGGGCCGCGCAGGGCACGGATGCGGTAGTGCATCACTTCGGAGGCTTCACCGTCTTCCGGATCCTCCTTTGCTTTCGCTTGCAGTTCCTCGAGCGTTTTGTAGTAGGTTCCCGTCTTGCGGCTCATGACGCGCGGGTCGCCGTATTCCTTGAACCACACCTTCTTCTGTCCCACGATCTGCACGAACCGCCGGAAGCGCCGGGATTCCTTGAACGTTTTGAAGGTGATGGGGTCCACCTTGCGCTTGACTTCCACTTCCACGGGGTCGCCCAGTTTCGTCAGACGCATCGTGTAGAACGGCAGCAGCACGAACCGCGCGAGGTTGCCCGCCTTGTCCCGCAGCACTTCCCATGTCCAATTTCCCATCACCTCGAGGTCTTCGCGGGACATTCTGCGGTGTTCGATGAAACTTGGGTCCGCGCAATAGTTGAAGAAGTTTCGCGCCTTCCGTCGTTCGCGCGCGGCCTCCTTGCGCAGTTCCTTGATGCGTTCCGCCACCGCTTCCTCGGCCGGTTCGCCCTTGCCTTCCTCGGCCAGCAGGTCGGTGACGAATTCGATGGCCTCCTTGTCGTCCAGGTCAAGGGAGAAGGCAATCGTGAACCCGAAGCCGTCGATGTTCGTTCCCATCGCGTCCACGTTCTGCCGCAGCGAGTTGGACTGCTCGAACGTTTCGACGAGTGCGGCCAACGGCAAGGGCGGCTCGATTACGTCGCCGCCGCTATACCCGGCGCGCTTGTCCTCGAGCGCCTGTGATTCCTCCTGAAACTTTGTGATACCGCGACGCCCGCGTTCCATCGCGTCTTCCCAGGTTTCGCCGGCCTGTTCCTTGGACGCGGCCTTTGCCTTGTCCAACGGCATCCGGCCGCGTGCGCCCGGCGCGGTTTCGATGAGAACGCATCGGCCGCGGGCCGCATCTTTGATCATCGACGTCGCTGCCTCCGCGAACGGATGCGCGGCGTTTCTCACACTTTCCGCCATCGTAACCTCACACGACGCGAACCTTGAACGTCCTCGGCGCCTTGGGCAGCCGTTCCTTTCCCAGCCACCACAGCGCCATCCCGACCGCTATTATGCGGTCCGTATATCCGGAAGCCCGATGGTCAATTCGTTCGCCGTAGGACATCTGACGAATGACCGCGGTCTGCAATTCCTTTTGAAGCGACCACTGTTCGCGGTTCTGAATTGCAGGCCCGGCGTCGGGATATATTTCCAACTGCCGGCTCACCACGCGACGAAACACGTCGGAAGTCAGGCGCATGATGTTTGCCGGCGAGAAGTTGAATTCTTCAATCGGCCACACGGCCTCGCGGTCCTGAATCGTTTTCCTCATGTTCCACGGGTCCAAAACCACGCCGTGCGCTTCGTAATTCGCGCGCATGTCCTCGATGGCCTCTTCCACGTCGCTGATCTGTACCGGCGCGATCTTGGACCCCGGAAACACGCGCAGGTCGAGCAGCCGCGCAGGTTCGTACCCTTTCACGCGGCCCACCGCCGCAACGGCAGCGGCCGCTTTTGAAATTCCGAGGTCGGTCGCCACCGCAACGAGGTCGACATCTTCCGGACGGTTCGGGCACGGTTTGAGGTACGGGTTCGTGATGGAGCGCACCTGATCGGGAGTGAGAAACACGTCCTCGTCCCCGATCCATTCGTTTCCGATGAGGCGCCTGTATTGCGACGGGGAAAGGATCGCCTTCTGTTCCTCGAACCATTCATCGTCAGTCCAGCCGGCCAGCCACTTCAGGCTCGTGTTGAAAAACCACCTGGAGGATTTGCGCGCGTATTCGCGGAAGTTCCACTTGTAATCGTTTTTCGTCCTGCCCGCGTTTGATTCGACCCATATCTGCACGCCGGGCAGTTTGCCCGTAGCAGACATGAGCACCTCGAAAAAGTCACGGCTTTTCCAATCAACGAAATCATTGATGAGCAGCAGGTTGAACTTCAGGCCGATACTTGAGGGCGCATCGGAGGAAAGGATTTCGATGCGGTTCCCGTTGCGCGTGTTCTGCACGACATAGTTTTGAATCTCGATGTCGCCGAACGCCCGCGGGTTCCGGTCCACCTGCCCCTTGATTTCTGTGCGAAACAGCCGCGCATTGTCCTTGTCAACGCCGGCAGCGTAACCCAACTTCCCCTCGCCCTCGAGGAGCCAGCACAAGGCGTGCGCCGCAAGACGCCCCGTCTTGTCGTGCCCGCGGGGAAGTTCGATGTAGACGCGCGGTTCATTGAACAGCGCGCGGTCGAGTTCAAGTTGCCAGGATTCAGCGAGGTCGCCGTACGGCTTGCCCCCTTCCAAAATGCGCTCGTGTTTTACGAGTTCGAGCCAATTCATGCGTCTTCCGTTGCGCCTTCCTCGCCCTTGGCCTCCGCGTTTCGTTTCTCACACTTCAGCGCCTCGCGGTACAGGCCGGCGAGGTGCCGTACGGCTCCTTCCGCGGAAGAGAATTCGGCACCCGTTGCGGCGCCGATGGCTTCGAGGTAGCCTGCGACCCAACCGTGCAGGAATTCCGTCCCAGGCGACCCCGCGCGATCCGCACGCGCCTTCAGGGACGCCACCGCTTGCGGCAGGTGCGACAGTTGCTCGGGCGTCGGGGTTTCCCAACCCACAAGACGTCCGATGGCGCCCAGCACTGCGAGGCGCTGTTCCGCGCGTTCCTGCGCTGCGATGAGAACCTTGATGATAGCCTCGAATTCCGGCAGCCAACCGTCCTCCTCGGCTTTCACCCGGTACTCGGTCAATTCGCGCAAAGCGTCTATCGCCATTCAACTCCTTCCGCACGCGCCGCGATTAGATCGGCGCCATGATTCCGAACCCGACCGCCCAGCCCTGCACGCCGTCGTCCGAACACCACCACAGCGAACCGTCCGCGCCGTACACGAGGCCACGGTCGCCAGGGCTGTATCCGGCGGCCAGCAGATCGGCGCGAACCGGCATCGGGCCGGCCGCGAGGACCTCGGGGCGCAGCGTGTTGATGACGGGAAGTTGATTCTGGAGGGACAGGTGTTCCGCCGCCGTGAAGTGGTAGAACTCGTCGACCCCGTTCCCGCCCTGGAGGCCCGTGGTGTTGTTGTGCGCGGTGACCTCGGACTGGGTCTGATTGAAATCGGCGTCGACGCCGCCGTTCCAGTCGTACGTCACGGCGCCGTTTTCCTGCGGCGCGTCCTCACCGTAGATCATCCGGGTTTCGCCTTCGTCGTCGGCGCTGCGCGCGCCGGTCTTGTCCGTGTAGCCGCCCACGCCGTCGGCCTGCAAGGCGCGCGTCTCGAGGCCCGCGAAACTTCCCGCGGCCACGCCGCCACCGGTGGGGCCGATGACGAGAAGCATGGTCCCGGCCGCCACCTCACCGGCCACGTTCTTCTTGACGAGGTTCCAGCCGCCGGCGCCAACCCGCGCGGCAACGTCGCCGTCCTCGAAGGAGTCCGGCGAGTTTTCGTACACGCCGACCCCCCAGTTATTCACGATGGCCGCTTCGCCCTCGTTCAGCGCGGGCGGTGCGCCACCGCCGTCCGCGTCCGTGACCAGTTTCCAGACGAGGACGGGCGCCAGCCAGTGCACGCCGGCCGTGATGAGAGCCTGCACCTGCGCCAGCGTGGGGATCTCGGTTCCCAGGGCGGCCTCCGAAACCTTCGCGCGGCCGTTGACGTCGCGCGACAGGACCGCGTTGCCCGTGGCCTCCGGCGTGTACGCGATGGCCGAAGCCACGCCCGCGCCGTTCTTCCCGAACAGGGTTGAGGCCAGCAGGAGGGCGAGGCTGTGATGCGCGCCCTCCAGCGTGTGCGGCGTTGGCGCCGCGCCGATGGAACCGGGCGAGATGGGATCACCACCGACGGTCGCGTGCGAAGCCGCGTGAATGTCCGGCGTCTGCGGATCGGCCAGCAGTCCCGAAAGGCCGCTGACACTGATCTCGTCGCCGCCGCCGTTCTGATGGCTTGCCGCGTGCGCCGTTGGCGTGCGCGCGTCCGAAAGGCGCGCGTCGTTGCCCTGACACACGTCGCCGGCGAGCGAGCCGAAGTTTTTGTTGAAGGCCGTGTTCTTCGAGAACGCTGCCTCCGCGCCGATGGCGCTCGGCGTGATCTGATCGGGCTGTCCCGTGCCGTGCTGCGCCGCGTGTAGGAACTGATCGTCCGCCCCCGGAGCGTGTTCGCTTGCGTGATTCTTTGCGTGAACGCCCATCGGTGTCCTCCTATCAAACGGGGTTGAGTTCGACCCCGTACATCGTTCCGCCCCGATTGCGAATCTGAATCATTCGGGCTTCGTCAGACTTATACCAGAAACCCCACATCCCGTCAGGGATTTGCGCCACCGTTGGCGGCGTTAGTTGCTCGAAACTTCCCGCGTACGCGCTGGCGCCACTGGGCGCGACGAACTCGAGCCCGGTTTCGCCGGCGTTCACGCGAAGCGTTTTTCCAGCCTGTCCCGAATACGAGGCCGGCGTATCGTTCAGCCCGAGGAAGGTGTTCGCCAAAGCGGACGGCAATTCCACCCACTGCGCGCCGTCCCAAAACTCAACCGTGCCCCGGTCCTCGTTGAAACCCATCGGATATCGGTCCGTGGTTTCATCGGGAACAGGGCGCCCACCGTCATCAGGCCAAAAGCGATTGACGCGTTCCGTCAGCCCGGCCAACTGGCGCCCCTGCCGGTTGTGGTGTTCCGGCAGAACGTAGATATCGTCGTTGACGATAATCGGTTCGTAGGGGAACTCTATGTCGGCCATCTGAACCTCGCGCCGCGCCCGGTGGCCGCGTTGTTATTCTTCGACCTTGCGTTCCCACGTCCCGCAGGTAACGCCGACCGTTCCCGCGCAGGTCGGGCATTTCCGAAACTGCCCGGCCTCGACGCTGTCGAGGTTCTCCATCTCGACGAAAACGCCACCTGACAAACAGGTGGCGCAATACTGCTTCGTCGTGATGTTGAAATCGTTGAGGCCAATTCCTTCTTCCGGCATGGCGCGCTCCTTGAACTATTCGCGTGAAATTTCGCGTCGTTCCCCGCTGCTGAATTCCACGGTCGCACGTTCCCAGGTGACGCCCGCAAGGCCGGCGATCCTTCGCGCGTAGGCGCACAAGTCCTCACCGGCCACCGGTCCGCACCGCGGCACGACGTCCACAGGTTCCGCGCCTTGTGTGCGAAACCGAATCCGCTTCACGGTTCCGGTCACTTCACCGCCGAACTCCTTCCGCGTTTCTCACAGCGTAAAGACACCCTCATTCTATTCACGCCCAGGAGGGAAAACAAGCGGAAGAAAATAGGGCGGCCGCCGTTTCCAGCGACCGCCCTGCGGCAAAAGGAAAGGAGTTTTCAGTAGCGCGGCCCCGGCATCTCCGCGAGGCCCCAGCCCGCTTCCCACAGCAGGCCGAAGAACCCGTACTCGAGCCGGCAGAGGCGTCGGTACACGATGGCCGCGGGAACGCCCACGAGCGGCGCGAGGTTGCGCGCCAGCGCGCGCACAGCCGGCCCCCGGTACCCTGCGCCGTAACCGCTGCACACAAGCGCGGCGGCGCCGTTGTCGAACGTCCAGAACGTCGCGCCGTTGATTCGCATTTCCACTCGCGTCGGGTTCCCGAACCGTTCGCACACGGCCGCAAGGTTTCCGTCGGATGCTTTCCAACCTCCGCAGCCTTCGCGCGCCAACGGCACGCCTCCCAGGGTTGGCCGATAGGAAAGCACTCGGTGCCTCCATGTTCGCACCATGTCATCGGTTTCCACCGGTACGCGCACGTCGCCAGGGTCGTCCATCGTTTCCTCCACGTTCGCAGGTTCGCGTTTCTCACAAGGCCCCGCTCGCGGCGCCGGGTTTCCCAGGCGCCAGGAGCGGGGCGCCGCAACGAGCGGCGCACCCTGCGGCAAAGGGAAAGGAGTTATCCGTTCCCGTTCAGAACCTTGACCACACAGTCGGGGCTCACCCAACGGAACCGCCGGACCGTTCCCTGCCGGCCCATCATCTGCATCACGGCCGCGCGCGCCTTCGCTTCCTGCACGGCTTCGGCGCTGCGGTTGATGGCGAACTTGCCGGTCCGATAGTTCACCTGCGCAACCGTGGCCTCCCAGTTCGGGCAGTTCCGGCCGCGGATGAGAACCCGCACGCCCTCCTTGATGCCCAGGTCGCGCAGCGTGCACCGGCCATCCTCCGCGCGGCCCAGCCGGTTGAGGTTCCTGTTGCGCTCGTTCTGCCGCTGTTCGTTCACCACGGCCTCCCTGCGCTCCCCCGAAACCGTGGCCGCCTTTTCCGGCGCTGGCCGCAGAATGGCCTCCTCGGCCTCCCACCACCGGCCCTCCTTGGAATCGTTCAACGGCGCCAGCGTGTACCGGTAGAACCACGGCCGCTTCCGCGCCCGCACGAGGCGGCTTTTCACCACCACCGCGAGCACCGTTCGACCGCCGCGTCCCTTGAACTGCACCACGTCGTCCGCTTTGAATTTCGCGCCCATCGTTTCCTCCTTGCCGTCGCGCCTGTGTCGCGTTTCCGCAGCGCCCCGCGAACCGAACCACGGGGCGGCCCGTGAACGCGCCCCAGCGGGCACGCTCGCGGGCGAGGCGGGCGCCGTAGCGCCCGCCGCCCGCTCCGTCCTACCCGTTCGCCTGCGCGGGCCGGCGCTCCCGCATCCGCGCGAAATCCGCCGCGGTGAGGTAGCCCCTGCCGTTGCAGGTGAAACAGGGTCCCAGGGCGCGGCCGTTGCGCCCGGTGAACGTTCCCGTCCCGTTGCAGCGCCGGCAGCGGTTCCGGCCGTTGCCGTTCCCGTTGCCGTTCGCGTTGCCGTTGCCGGCGGCGCGGCCTCTCCCGTCGTCCCGGCGGGCCGGGCGCTGTTCCGGCTGCGGCGGTTTCACGTTCTCGGTCCAGCCTTCCGCGTTGGCGATCTCCGCGATCTGCCCCGCGTACTTCTTGAGGTTCCGGCGCGCGTGCGGCAGTTGCCGCGCGGTCAGGTGCCCCCACTTGAGCACGCCCTTCGCGAGGCTGCTCATGAAATCGGCGTCCTGCCCGCTGAACCCCACGCCGTTGAGGTCCACCGTGGCCTCGCGCTGCTGTTCCTCGCTGGTCTGCCGGTTGAACATCCCCACGAGGGCCGCGCACACCGCGTCGTCGCTGCGCGCCATCAGCGCCACCACGTCCTCCCGCGTCCACACCATCGCCGGCGTGGCGTTCACCGTGGCGGCGTCCCGGCCCGTGGCGTCCGCGATCTGCGCCCGCACCGCGGCGCCGAACCCGGCGGTCGTCGCGGCCGCGGCCTTGCCCGGTTCGGGCGCCGGCGCCGGCGTGTTCTCGCCGGGCAGCCGGAACTCGAGCCAGGAGTTCGAGTTGAACGTCAGCCGGTAGCGGCCGTCGTCCAGCCGCCGCAGTTTCGCCTTGAGGGTGTTCGCCGTGTTCAGGAACGCTTCCAGGGCGCCCTCGCCCGCCGGCACCTGCTGCCCCTGGAACCCGTTGTCGAGGCAGTAGTGCACGAGGCCAGTCGCGCCGAGGATGGCCTCCTTGTACCGTTTGCTCCCGCGTCTGATCGTTTCCATCGTGTCCTCCTTTCGCTGCCGCCTTGTTTCCCTTGCCTTTCTATTCTGTATTATATTCCCTTTTCTTGCGTTTTCAACCCCAAAAACAGAAAAAACGGAAAAACTTCGGGGCGGCCCCAGGGCACCGCAGCGACACGTTTCCGGCCCAGGATGGGCAAGGGCAGCGGGCGCCACAGCAGAACGCCGCAGGCGCAGCGACAGGGCGCCAGGGAAGGCCCAGGACCGCGAACGGCCGGCACCGTTTGCCGGCCGCGCGGGCGCTCCCCCACAGCGCACGAAAGCGAGCCCCAGGTGGGCTCAGCCCGATTGTACCCTGCGCCGTTGCCGCCGGGCACCCTGCCCGCGCGCCTTTTCGTTTCCGCGTTCACCATCGCTCACCTCCTTGCCGCCTTGAACCGCCGGCACGTGCCGGCCGGCCGCGGGCGCCCTGGGCTACTCGGCGCGCGCCGCTGCCTCGTCCATTTCCCGCGCGTGCGCCTTGCAAGCGTAGGCGATGCGCTCGCCCTCTTTCATGCTGGCGCTGATCTTGCCGTCGTGCGAACCGAAGGAAACGTAGAAGCACACGTACCGGCGCCCGTTGATGTCGGTGCCCCGTGCCGTGATTTCGGAAACCGTGCCGAACTTGCCGAACGGGTTGAGGGCGCGGTCGCCCACCTTGAGCCCGTCCACGTCCTCGCGCTCAGGAACGTAGCAGGTTTCCCCGGTCCGCGTCGTCGTCGCCGTGCGCATGGTAGCCTCCAGAAAAAAGGGCGCCCCGTAGGGCGCCCGTGCCGTCATTTCCACTGGTCAGCCTTGGCCGCGAGCCATTCGTTCGCCTGCGCGTCCGTGATCTCGCCGGCCCGAACGAGGTCCGCGAGGTCGCTGGCCAGTTCCCGAAGGTTCCGTTCCCGCCGCTGATCCGCCAGGGTTTCGAAGGTCGTGTCCATCAGGTGCTCCTTTCCTTGCCGTTCTGATGGTATTGTACCCGATAACGGCCGAAAGGCAACCCGTTTTTTCGGTTTTCGCATACGATAACCCAAGAAACGGGCGCAACGTGTTTGCCCGCTTTGGGTTTACGGCAGGAAGTTTTTTCGCGTTTTCAGGTATGTAAGCGCAAAAAACAGGGCCGCCGGCCGGCCCAGGTCGCCCAACCCGGAACCGGCCGGCTGCGCCACTGTTACAAGGCCGGTCAGTACGTGCGCCGGAACGCGCGCCGCACGGCGGCCGCGTTGCCGCCCTGCATCGTTCCCTTGTCGCCCACCTTGGCCTCGGCCGGCGCCGGTTCGCAGTCCGCGAAGCACACGTACACGCGCCCGCTGAAGCCGGGCTCGAACCGCGCGAACCCGAAACCGTTGTCCACGGTTTCCACCTCGCACACGCGCACGTCGCCGCTGAAGCCGTTCACCACCGTCACCACCTTGTCGCCTACTTTCGCGTCCATGCCTTGCCGCCTTTCCAAGTGTGAGAAACGAACCTCGAGGCTCACTCCCCGGCCACCTCCCGCGGCCCGTGTTTCTCGACCAAGTGTGTGAATCGTTCGAGTTCGAGTTCCGCCTTGCGCCGTTCCGCACCGCGGAACCGCCTGACGAGGATCGCGCTGCTACGGCCGGCCGCGCCCAGCGGCCGCCCCTGCGAATCCTCGCGCGGGCAGTTGTCCGAATAGGCCAGCAGGTCCAGCGGCGCCAGCCGGCCACCATCCCCGCGGGTTTCCAGTTTCAACCGCACGGGCGCCGTGCAGCGTTTCAGCCACGCCACGAACTCGGCCCAGGTTGGCTCCACGTTCCGCACCCGCGAGCAGGTCGGACACAGGCCGGCCGACACGCCGCCGTTTTCCTTGCGCCAGTAGCGCGCCATCCGCGCCACGCCTTCCGCGCCGATGGTGTTCCGCGGGAAGGGTTCGTTCTTCTGGTCGTACGTGCGGGAATGGCCGCACGGCCACGTCAGCCGGTAGCGCGTGCCGCCCAGGTATTCCGCCCAGGCCCGCGACCCCTTTGCGCTGTCGCCCGGCGTCGTCATCGCACGCGCCTCCGCTGTTCCGTGCGCACGTACTCCACCACCTTGCGCGCCACGTGATCCGCCCACAGCGTGTCCGGCATGGGCGGAACCGGGAACCGCGCCGAACAGCCCTCGCCGGCGCCTACGCGCACCGCCGCGCCCTCCGCGTTCTGCCGGTACACGAACGCCACCGCGCACGCCATCCCGCGCGTGTGCACGCTGCCGGCCGTGGTACCCGTTGCCGGCCGCAGGCTTTCACGCGGAATCATCGCGATGGTCAGCGCGCCCTTGATGGCGCCGTTCAGCATTTCCATCACGGCCGCCCTATCCACGCGCCACCTCCTTGCCCGGCAGTTGCACCCGCCGGCCGTTGATGAAAACCTGCGCGCGCCGGTGCCCCAGGTCCTCGCGCAGTTCGCGCAGCAGCGCCACCGCGGAAGCGCGCACCTCGCGCCGCTTGCCGCCGTGCACGGCCCACAGTTCCTTCGGGCCGCCCGGTCGTTCCTTGAATTCGATCCTCGCGCCCACGTTTCCTCCTTGCCGCCTACTGGGTCCACTCGCCGTCCTCGTATCGGAGATCCAACACGCAGTCGTCATACTCCCCTTGCGTAACAGCCACATATTCGTCAACCCTGTGATCAGGAGCGTTATCGTGCGCCAACGCCGCCCGAACATCCCCGATAATCCCGTATCGCTCTTCTCGGTGAAGGTAGTAGCGTTTTTCCATCGTTTGCCGCCTTTCACACGGGCGCCGGGATTTCCCCGGCCTTGACCTTGGCCTGCGCCATGAGGCACCGCTGCACCTTGCCCCACGCACGCAACCATTCGTCGCGCGCATCCAGCGCCTCACGCATCGCCCGCTCGAACGCCGGCGTCCCCACACCGTAGGAGTTCCGCTTGCGCCGTTCCGGATGCCGCAGCATGGCGCTCCGCTCCTCCGCGTACTGCGCCAACGCCTCATGTTCCTCACGCCGGAACCGCCGCAGGGTTCCCGGCCTTGCCCAGTCCGAAAGTTTCACAGCGTGCGCCATGTTCCACCTCACAGCAGGGCGGCCGGCCGTTCACCGGCCGCCCGTGTTCGCAGTGCTACGAAAGAACCTTCACCTCGAAGGCGCCCTTGAACTGGGCGATGCGCTTGGCCGTGTTCCGGCACTCCGCGATCCCGCCCGTGAGCCAGTAGGTCACGCCCTTGATCTCGAAGGCCCAGGGCGCCCGGCCGCCGCCGATCACGCGGGGCGCGTGGCCGTGGGAAAACCGGTACTCGCTGTCGTTGACCTCGATGTGCTTCAGGGGAATGAGGTCCCTGTGCCGCTGCACGAGCGGGCAGTTCGCGCCGCAGGTGCCCTCGCACCGCTCCGGGAGGCCCATGTTCTCGTCCTTGAACGGGCAGTCGTTCCGCACCACCGGGGCGATGGCTTTCGGGGTTTCGTTCGCGTTCATCGTGTCCTCCTTTTCCTTGCCGTCGTTTCCTTGCCGCACTGATAGAATTGTACCCGAAACAAGGGAAAAGGCAAGCCCTTTTTTTGGGTTTTTGCATATAAAAACGCAAAAAACGGAACCCGGCCCACGGCCCCAGGTTACGCGCGCTCGCCCGGCCGCCGCCACGTTCCATCGGCGCAGGGCATGGCCCCGCACTCCGTGCACACGTACGCGCCCACCGTGGCCTTTTTCCAGGCCACGCCGCCGCACGAACAGGTCCGCGGCTGCTGATATTCCGGCTGGTCGTACGCGCAGTCCACCTCCACGGGTTCCCGCAGTTCGCCCGTTACGGGGGCGCGCACCGTGAAGAACTGCCGCGCACGGCGTTCCTCCTGCCGGCGCCACGGGTTCGCGTTACGCCGCGTCCAGCACGGCCCGCAGTTGCAGGCCGGATGATGGGGCGCCGGTTCCGGCGCCGGCGCCACCGGCCGCACCTTGGCCTCGTACCGCGCCCGCGCCGCCGCCACCGTGGCGCACAGGATGCAACCGTCCTCCGGCTGTACCCGGTGCCGCGGGCAGGCCTCGTCGCTGCCCAGGGCGCGCCCGTTCACGAGCACCACGCCCGGCGCGTAGCCGCCCTCGCCGTTCTCACTCACCACGTGCACGCTTTGAAAGGTTGCCGTCATCGTCTCCTCCTTGCCGCTCGCGTTTCCCGGCTTTCGCTTATCCCGGCCAGCAGCGCCGCGCGAAACTTCGCATCGCCCTCCTCGGGCTGCACCGTGCACCGCCGCACGGCACGCGCCGGCTGCCGCCGTTCCCGCTGCCGGCGCCGTGGGCGCCCGGCCTCGGGGTCCTCATTTTCGATGCACACTTGGAGCAGGTTCAGGAACGAACCCACAGGAATCGAGAATCTGCCGCTCCCAAGCGCAGGCGTGAACACGGCCCGCGCGCACGGGTCACCGTCAGGCCCCGACGCGACCAGCGTGTACTCGCTGTCGTTGCGCGTGATGCCCACCACGAACCGCACGCCGCCCACCGTGCGAAAGAACACCGGCACGCGAACGGAAACCACGCCGCGAACCCGCCCGCGTTCCACCGTTCGGATGCTCGAACGCGAACGCGCCCAGGCTTCAACCCGCCCCATCACTTCGCCCAGCGTGCCGAACACACCGCACCTCCTACCGGCCCCGCCGGTGTTCACGGATTCCGTCCAGAACGGCGCGCCCGAACGCGCCGCAGTTCCCGTCCTTACCCGCCGGCGCCGCCAGCGCCCGCGCCACCGATGCCTCGCCGCGCGTGCGTTCCGCGTCGGCGACCGCCCGGTTCAGGTTGCCCAGCAGTTCCAGGGCGCGCACCTTGAAGGAAATGAGGCCCGGCACGTGGTACACGCCGGCGCCCGCGTACCGCATGGGCTCCACCGTGCGCCGCGCCAAACACGAACCGTCGCGCCGGCCGGTTGCCTCGAGGTGCAGCATTTCCGTCGCCGGGTCCTGCACCACGCGAACCTCAACGGTTTGCCCGCCCGCCGCGTACAGGTGCAAGTTGTCCGGGAAGGCCAACCGGCGGTCGCCCCAGGACCGGCTCGTGTGCAGGATGGCCGGTTCGTTTCCGAACCATTCCTCGAGGTGATTCAGGATTTCGGAAAGCGTGCCCCGCATGGTTCACCTCCTACGCGCGCCACGGGAAGAAGTGCGCGAACATGGCGTCCACCGCGGCATCGCTGGAATCCCGAACGCCGCTCCAGTCGTAACCCTGCTCCGGCATGAAACCGGGTACCCCATACCCGTCCTGCATCGACCACAGTTCCGCCAGCGTGGCCGCGTTCCCGCGTTCCCACAGGAACCGCAGGGCCGCCAGTTTTTCCTCGCGGGTCGCCTTGGCCGATTTCGTTTTCGTCGCCATCGTGTGCTCCTTCCTTGCCGTTAGCAGCCGGCCAGTTCGATGTCCACGTTGAAAACCCAACCGCCCTTCACCTGCACGCTGATGTCGCTGTCGCCCGGCCGGGCCGCCGCGTGCACGTACAGCCGCGGAACCTCCACGCCCAGGCGTTTGCACAGGGCCGCACGTTCCGCCGCCGGCATGGAGCCCACGCCCTTGAGCAGCCCGTGCACCATCGCCACGAACTCGCCCCGTGCCTGCCGTTCCTGCTGTTCGAGGTTCGGGTATTCGCTGGCCATCGTTTCCCCTTTCGTTCTCATTCTGCCCCTATTGTACCCGACGCCGAAGGAAAGTCAACCCCTTTTTTGGGGTTTTACTACTAAAAACGCAAAATGTGGGAAACTGCACAGTCTTACCATGCCCTAACCTGTTGCGTGATAACACCTTGAAGATTACGCTACTTTTCGCGTAGCCTCCCGATACAGCGAAAATACAGCCGAAATACAGAGGCCCCTCCAACCCCAACCGCCCCAACAGGTAGCGCCGCCCCGAAACCGGGCCGCGGCCGGGCCGGAACACCGCAAACGCCGCACGGCAGCAGCGAGCACCGGTGAACACGGTGGAGCACCGGTGAGCACGGACGAGCACGGTGGAGCGCCGGCGAGCACGGTGGAGCACAGGGCAAAAGAAAACCGCCGGCCCCACGGTGGAGGCCGGCGGCCGGCGTGGAACGCCACGGCGCGGATCAGGCGGAAGGAGTACCGCATGGCGACGGCAGCGAAGAAGGCCCAGCGGGAGAAGGCCGCCAACCCGCGAGGCCCAGGAGTTCCGGTGTTGCACGGACCAGCCTGCAACGCCGCGCCACGTTCCACAACCTGACGCCCCCGATTCTATTCCGCCCGCGGGCACCCTGCAACTCGGAAAAACGATACAGGCGCCCCCGATTTTCGGATTGCGTTCGAGCCACATCCCGCCGCCAACCCCATGTCCCGAGGTAGGAATTCACCGGCGCCGCGGAGGCCGAAATTCCAGAGCACGCCCAGGCCACCGCTCCCCCGCCCCTGCACCGTGCACCCTTGAGCGGTTTCGTGAACGCCAGCCCCGGAACGTTCGCCCATCCGTTCATTTTGAGACCCTCCGCTCGGTTTCCGAAGGAAACCGAAATAACAGTCCCCAGCCGTTCACCGATAGACGTCCTACCGTAGAACCGGGCTCCTACCGTTCACCGCATGGCCCCGGTATAATACCGGCACCGCACCGTCGACGTCTATACGACACCGGATGTCACTCCCCCCCTCGCCAGAATGAACGCCAAGCCCCACCGATTCCCGCGGAACCACAACCCCACGCCCAACTTGAGCGGATACGTTCAACGCAAGGCCCGAACGTTCAAGCGATAACTTTGAACGTTCAGGGCAACTCCCCCCCTTCCATCCCACACCGTAGACACCGCACAGCACAGCCGAGGGGGGACCTCGAGGCGAACGTTCAAACAGCCGCCGCCAAAACATACATCCCGAACACTGCACAACGCCACGCCCCACCTTGTGCAACTCCCCGCCATTTCGCACAGAACCACGCCAACGGCCCAGGACTGTATCTGCTATATCGAAGATATCAGCGATATCGCAGGATAACGACGACCAGCCCGCAGGTGCGCCGCCAAACCGCGCGGCCGCCTACCACCGCCCGCGCCGCAGGCGCCCCACACGGCCACACCACGGCCCCGCCCCCACCGACCGCTCCCGCCCGCCGCCAAACCGCCGCCACCGCCCAACGTCGCCCACCACACGCCACGCCAGCCGCCACACCGAACCCCGCGCCACCGTGAAGACACTGCACCACCGCACAACCGGCCACAGGCCCACACCGCGCCCAAACGCCTGAACCGCACCACACCGCAGCACCGCCGCGAACGTTCAACACCGCGCCAACCGCACCACACCGCGCCACACCGCGACGGGCCGGCGCCGGTAGGCGCGACCCCAGGCCAAACTCGGAAACCGATACACGCGCGGGACGAAACGCTGGGGCAGGTGTTGCGAAGCAACACGACTTCGTCGAAATCTCCGGGTCCCGTTACGCGTCGGTAACAACCTCGTTACCCGTTCGTAACGTAAGGCGTCGTTTACACTTACGGCGCTGGCGTCCACAGCAGGGAGGGCGAGATGCCTCCCCCTCTTCCGCCGCGAAACCCGCCAGCCGCCCCCCCGGTTTCGCACACTTGCTCCCCGCAGAATCCCGCGGCCAAGTTCCGCGGCCGCCTTCGGCCGGCACCGTTTCCCAGCCGCGGCCACGGCGCCGCCGCGGAGCCGCGAACGTTCAGCCTGCCGCATGGCCGGAACCCGCGGCCATCCCGTAGCCGGCGCAGGCGGCCGGACCCGGCCGGCAAAGGCCGGCAGGTGCACCGCCGCGAACCCGTGGAAACCCGCGGCCACGGACGACCATCGAGACATCTACAGGGATATCCCCGCAGTTCGCCGGCCGGCACCGCCGGCCCGGCCCAGGGCGGCCCGGTGCAACGACGATGTCCGACGATGTCATCGGACGTCAACTCGCGACGTTTTCCAGCGAACCCGAACGGCCCCCACGGGTTGCAGCGTTTCGGGCCGCCACGCCGCCCTTCGTTGTCTTCCTCGACGTCTTCACTCTGCTCCTTCACGCGGTTTCACCGCAGGCCCACGGCCGCCAACGGCTTGCGGCAATTCGGCCCCAGGCGGCCCGCTCGTGACATCCTTCGTGACATCCTTCTGCTCGTTCGTTTCTCACACTTGCCCACGCCGCCACCGTTGCACCGGGAAAACGGGCGCCACCGCCGCCCAACCGCCAGCCCGTAGAACGGCCCAGGAAAGCGGTCCCCCCAGTGGGAGGGGTCAACCCACAGGCCCCTCCCCCGCTTTGCAGCAGGCGCCGAGACACGGCCCCAAACGGCCGGCCACGCTCCTCCACGCCCCTGATGTCTCACCCGCGGCCCCACCACCTGCCGCCAAAAGGCCCAGGCAAACGGCCCAACTGGCGCCAAAAGGCGCGAGGACATCCGGGATGTCATCCGAGACTTCCCCGTGCTCCCCGCGTGCTCACCGCGGCCCCTTTCGCCGGTTCAGCCGCGGGAACCGCAGCCAATCGCCAAACGGCACCAGCCGGCACCACCGCCCACAGGCCGGATGCTCATCCGGACGCTCATCCGGCCCCGGCCCCGTTTCTCACACAACGCCGCCCAGGGCGACCACACAGGCGACCATCCGCCGCCGACGTCGACCACGGCGCCACGGCCACGCCGCCCCAGCAGGTGCAGCCGCCCCGCGGCCCAGGCCGCAGGCCCCGAACCGCCGCCACGGCCCAGGCGACGACAACCCGACGACACCGAAGACGCTCACCCGCCCACGCCGCGGCCCAGCCGCCGGCCGCTGGCCCCGCCCACAGCGCCCAGCGATGTCAAGCGGACGTCGACGACATCCCTTGACATCCGATGCTCGTCGTTTCACACACGCCCAGCCCCCACAGGCGCGCACCGTGTGAGAACCGCGCCCCGCCGTCCTGCCGTAACCCACGGCGTAGCCGTGGGATACGGTGGGCGCGGCGCAGCCGCGGCCGACCCCGGCGGCCCGGCAGGGCCGGCGGCCATGCACGCGCCGGCAGGGATTCCCGCCGTATCCCACGATGTCGCAGTGCTCACGGT